ATCCCTTGTGTGAATATCTCTGCAGAGCCGGAGGCGTATTTTCGTATTGCACCGGAAGACTGGCTGCGGGCAGAGATGCAGGGGGAGATTGTGGCGCTGGTCCACAGCCACCCCGGTGGTCTGCCCTGGCTGAGCGAGGCCGACCGGCGGCTGCAGATAAAAAGTGCACTGTCCTGGTGGCTGGTCTGCCGGGGGGAAATTCATAAATTCCGCTGTGTACCACATCTGACAGGACGGCGCTTTGAGCACGGGGTGACGGACTGTTACACGCTGTTCCGGGATGCCTACCATCTGGCGGGAATTGATATGCCGGATTTTGAGCGTGAGGATGACTGGTGGCGCAACGGTCAGAACCTTTACCTGGACAATATGGCGGTCACCGGCTTTTACCGGGTGCCCCTGTCCTCTGCACAGGCGGGCGATATCCTGCTGTGCTGCTTTGGCGCATCGGTGGCCAATCATGCCGCCATATACTGCGGCAACGGTGAGCTGCTTCACCATCTGCCTGAACAACTGAGTAAACGGGAGAGGTATTCCGAAAAATGGCAACGACGAACGCATTCAGCCTGGCGTCACCGCCACTGGCACGTATCTGCCTTCACGGGGATTTACAACGATTTGGCCGCCGCCTCAGCCTGTATGTGAACACGGCAGCGGAAGCCATTCGTGCCCTGTCGATGCAGATGCCGGGATTCCGCCGTCAGATGAACGAAGGCTGGTACCAGATACGTATTCGCGGTGAGGACACGGCACCGGAGGCGGTGTACGCCCGTCTTCACGAACAGCTGGGTGAGGGAACGGTCATCCACATTGTGCCGCGACTGGCCGGGGCCGGAAAGGGTGGACTGCAGATTGTGCTGGGGGCGGCAGCCATCGTGGGCTCTTTCTTCACTGCCGGGGCATCAATGGCGTTATGGGGTTCAGCCCTGGCAGCCGGTGGTTTTTCTGCCACCACGATGCTGTTTTCACTTGGAGCCAGCATGATTCTGGGCGGTGTGGCCCAGATGCTGGCCCCGAAGGCAAAAACACCGGATTACCGCGCAACGGATAACGGCAGACAGAACACGTACTTTTCCTCGCTGGATAACATGATTGCCCAGGGGAACCCGATGCCGGTGCCTTACGGGGAAATGCTGGTTGGCTCCCGCCGTATATCCCAGGACATCAGCACCCGTGATGAAGGCGGGGGCGGAAAGGTCGTGGTTATCGGGCGACAGGGATAAAACATAAAAAAATCCCGCAGTGATCGCGGAGCTGCGGGGACAGACAAATGAAGATCAATGTGAAGGAGTTGTTTTTGTTACTCGGGCAAAAAAACACTAACGCAGTGAAATTATACGCGCCACAGTCAGTGTGTGAAAATGTGAAGATATTCAGAAATTTTATTCCGTCATGACGCAGGCACCCGGTGAGGTGCCTGTTGTTTTTGTGAGTGAACAATTATCACGGTAAGAGGTGATGTAATGGGCAAAGGTGGCGGCAAGGCGCACACACCGCGTGAGGCGAAAGACAATCTCAAATCCACGCAGATGATGAGCGTGATTGATGCGATTGGTGAGGGACCGATAGATGGCCCGGTGAAAGGCCTGCAGAGTATTCTGGTGAACAAAACCCCGCTGACGGACACGGACGGTAATCCCGTGATACACGGTGTGACCGCGGTCTGGCGTGCCGGGGAGCAGGAGCAGACACCACCGGAAGGCTTTGAGTCCTCCGGCGCTGAAACCGGACTGGGCGTGGAAGTGACGAAGGCAAAACCGGTGACGCGCACCATTACGTCCGCGAACATTGACCGCCTGCGGGTTACCTTCGGGGTGCAGTCACTGGTGGAGACCACCTCAAAGGGTGACCGTAACCCGGCATCCGTCCGCCTGCTGATTCAGTTACAGCGTAACGGTAACTGGGTGACAGAAAAGGACGTCACCATTAACGGCAAGACCACCTCACAGTTCCTGGCCTCGGTGATTCTGGATAATCTGCCTCCCCGGCCCTTTAACATCCGGATGGTCAGGGAGACGGCGGACAGCACCACGGACCAGCTGCAGAATAAGACGCTGTGGTCGTCATACACCGAAATCATCGATGTGAAACAGTGCTACCCGAACACGGCCATTGTGGGGCTGCAGGTGGATGCGGAGCAGTTCGGCGGCCAGCAGATGACGGTGAACTACCATATCCGCGGTCGCATCATCCAGGTGCCGTCAAACTATGACCCGGAAAAACGCACGTACAGTGGTATCTGGGACGGCAGTCTGAAACCGGCATACAGCAACAACCCGGCCTGGTGCCTGTGGGACATGCTGACTCACCCGCGCTACGGCATGGGAAAACGTCTGGGGGCGGCGGATGTGGACAAGTGGGCGCTGTATGCCATCGGGCAGTACTGCGACCAGACGGTCCCGGATGGTTTCGGGGGGACCGAGCCGCGGATGACCTTTAATGCGTACCTGGCACAACAGCGTAAGGCGTGGGACGTTCTCAGTGATTTCTGCTCTGCGATGCGCTGTATGCCGGTATGGAACGGTCAGACGCTGACGTTCGTTCAGGACCGCCCGTCGGATGTGGTGTGGCCGTACACCAACAGCGATGTGGTGGTGGATGATAACGGCGTGGGATTCCGCTACAGCTTCAGTGCCCTGAAGGACCGGCACACGGCGGTGGAGGTGAATTACACCGACCCGCAGAACGGCTGGCAGACCTCCACGGAACTGGTGGAAGACCCGGAAGCCATACTGCGCTACGGACGCAACCTGCTGAAGATGGACGCGTTCGGCTGTACCAGCCGCGGTCAGGCCCACCGTGCCGGACTGTGGGTGATAAAGACCGAACTGCTGGAAACGCAGACGGTGGATTTCACGCTCGGGTCTCAGGGGCTGCGGCACACACCCGGTGACATCATTGAAATCTGTGATAACGACTATGCCGGGACCCTGACCGGCGGACGTGTCCTGTCCATTGATGCTGCCACCCGCACCCTGACGCTGGACCGTGAAGTGACACTTCCGGAGACCGGTGCCGCCACGGTGAACCTGATTAACGGCAGCGGTAAGCCGGTGAGTGTGGACATCACCGAACACCCCGCGCCGGACCGGATACAGGTCAGTACCCTGCCTGATGGTGTGGAGACATACGGGGTGTGGGGACTCTCCCTGCCGTCACTGCGCCGTCGTCTGTTCCGCTGTGTCTCCGTCCGGGAAAACACGGACGGCACCTTTGCCATCACGGCGGTGCAGCACGTACCGGAAAAAGAAGCCATCGTGGATAACGGTGCCCGCTTTGAGCCGCAGTCAGGTTCCCTGAACAGCGTCATCCCACCGGCAGTGCAGCACCTGACGGTGGAGGTGAGCGCAGCTGACGGCCAGTATCTGGCGCAGGCGAAATGGGACACGCCGCGGGTGGTGAAGGGTGTGCGCTTCAGTCTGCGCCTGACCAGTGGTAAGGGAACGGATGCCAGACTGGTGACCACCGCCATCACCGCAGACACGGAGCACCGTTTCAGCGGCCTGCCGCTCGGGGAATACACCCTGACGGTGCGGGCGATAAACAGCTATGGCCAGCAGGGTGAACCTGCCACCACCACCTTCCGGATTACCGCACCGGCAGCACCGTCGCGGATTGAGCTGACGCCGGGCTATTTTCAGATAACCGCAACGCCACATCTTGCCGTTTATGACCCGACGGTACAGTTTGAGTTCTGGTTCTCGGAAAAGCGGATTGCGGATATCAGGCAGGTTGAAACCGCAGCCCGCTATCTTGGCTCGGCGCTGTACTGGATAGCTGCCAGTATCAATATCAAACCGGGCCATGATTATTATTTTTATATCCGCAGTGTGAATACTGTTGGCAAATCGGCATTCGTGGAGGCTGTCGGTCGGGCGAGCGATGATGCGGAAGGTTACCTGGATTTTTTCAAAGGAGAAATCGGGAAAACACATCTGGCCCAGGAGCTGTGGACGCAGATTGATAACGGTCAGCTTGCGCCGGACCTGGCTGAAATCAGGACGTCCATTACGAATGTCAGCAATGAAATCACGCAGACCGTCAATAAAAAACTGGAAAATCAGAGTGCGGCAATCCAGCAGATACAGAAAGTTCAGGTTGATACAAATAATAACCTGAACAGCATGTGGGCCGTGAAACTGCAGCAGATGCAGGACGGACGCCTTTATATTGCGGGTATCGGTGCCGGTATTGAGAATACGCCAGCAGGAATGCAGAGTCAGGTGCTGCTGGCGGCAGACAGGATTGCGATGATTAATCCTGCGAATGGCAACACAAAGCCGATGTTTGTTGGTCAGGGCGATCAGATATTTATGAATGAAGTGTTCCTGAAATATCTGACGGCTCCCACCATTACCAGCGGCGGTAATCCTCCGGCATTTTCCCTGACACCGGACGGGCGGCTGACGGCGAAAAATGCCGATATCAGCGGTAACGTGAATGCGAACTCCGGGACGCTCAACAACGTCACGATTAACGAGAACTGTCGGGTTCTGGGAAAATTGTCCGCGAACCAGATTGAAGGCGATCTCGTTAAAACAGTGGGCAAAGCTTTCCCCCGGGACTCCCGTGCACCGGAGCGGTGGCCATCAGGAACCATTACCGTCAGGGTTTATGACGATCAGCCGTTTGACCGGCAGATTGTTATTCCGGCGGTGGCATTCAGCGGCGCTAAACATGAGAAAGAGCATACTGATATTTACTCCTCATGCCGTCTGATAGTGCGGAAAAACGGTGCTGAAATTTATAACCGTACCGCGCTGGATAATACGCTGATTTACAGTGGTGTTATTGATATGCCTGCCGGTCACGGTCACATGACACTGGAGTTTTCGGTGTCAGCATGGCTGGTAAATAACTGGTATCCCACAGCAAGTATCAGCGATTTGCTGGTTGTGGTGATGAAGAAAGCCACTGCAGGCATCACGATTAGCTGAATTTTATAACCCAGATACGGGCGCCAGAAATGGCGCCTTTTTTATTGCAGAAAAGCTAGAGGTAATTATGCGTAAATTATGTGCTGTTATTTTGTCCGCAGTAGTCTGGCAGGTCGCCGCTGCTACGCCAGCGAGTGCAGCAGAACATCAGTCCACGCTGAGCGCGGGGTATCTCCATGCCTCGACGAACGTTCCCGGTAGTGATGATCTGAACGGGATTAACGTGAAATACCGTTATGAGTTTACGGACGCGCTGGGGCTGATTACGTCCTTCAGTTATGCCAATGCTGAGGATGAGCAAAAAACGCGCTACAGCGATACCCGCTGGCATGAAGATTCCGTGCGTAACCGCTGGTTCAGCGTGATGGCGGGGCCGTCTGTACGCGTGAATGAATGGTTCAGCGCGTATTCGATGGCGGGTGTGGCTTACAGCCGTGTGTCGACTTTCTCCGGGGATTATCTCCGCGTAACTGACAACAAGGGGAAAACGCACGATGTGCTGACCGGAAGTGATGACGGTCGCCACAGCAACACGTCTCTGGCGTGGGGGGCTGGCGTGCAGTTTAACCCGACCGAATCCGTGACCATTGACCTTGCTTATGAAGGTTCCGGTAGTGGCGACTGGCGAACGGATGCATTTATTGTTGGTATCGGATACCGTTTCTGACAACAGACGCCGATTTATCTTCTGTAAATATTGTTATGATACGCAGGTTCATCCACCTTATGGGGTGAACTGCGTTTGAGGAAACGTAAAGTTACACTGTCCTGAAGCCCGTGGCGTCACTGCTGCGGGCTTTTTTTATTGGTGGAAAAGTATGACAGTAAAAATTTCTGGCGTGCTTAAAGATGGCACAGGAAAACCAGTACAGAACTGCACCATTGTGCTGAAGGCCAGACGAACCAGCAGCACGGTGGTGGTGAACACGGTGGCCTCTGAAAATCCGGATGAAGCCGGGCGTTACAGTATGGACGTTGAGTACGGTCAGTACAGCGTTATTCTGTTGGTGGAAGGATTCCCGCCGTCACATGCCGGGACCATCACCGTGTATGAAGATTCTCAACCGGGGACGCTGAATGATTTTCTCGGTGCCATGTCGGAGGATGACGTCCGTCCGGAGGCACTGCGTCGTTTTGAACTGATGGTGGAAGAAGCAGCGCGTCACGCAGAGGAGGCGAAGAAGAATGCCGGAGAGGCGGAGACGTCAGCGAGGAATGCCGGCATATCAGCCAGTAAGGCGGAAGCGAGCGCCGCAAATGCTGATACTTCAGCAGAGGATGCATCGGAGTCAGCCCGGCAGGCGGCAGAAAGTGCAGCCTCAGCAAAGCAGTCAGAGGATGCGTCCTCGTCCTCGGCTTCTGCGGCCGCTCAAAAAGCCAGTGAGTCATCACAAAGTGCAGCAGAAGCTGAATTGTCAAGAAAGACGGCAGAAAGTGCAGCCGGTAATGCATCCAGGGATGCAACGACCGCAGCAGAAAAAGCCCGGGAGTCAGCAGAAAGCGCACAGTCAGCGGAACAAAGCAGGATAGCGGCGGAAGAGGCCGTAAACCGAATCCCCACCGTGGTGGGACCTCCCGGGCCAAAGGGGG